CCAGCAGTGCCCCGATCATCACCAGACCGACAGCCGAGGCGATCAGCCCAACGGTGGCCAGCAGAAGACGCTGTTCCCACGGCATGCTGTTGGACCAATCCACGCGCCGCGCGGGCTCCATCAAAGGGATGAACGACTGGCCGGGGTACTGGATCCAGGAAACATGATCTGCAAGCCATTCGTGAGCCCGGATTCTCAAGGATTTAACCATGTTCGAAGCCTATAAAGTCGGCGTAAAAATCAGCCTGATCAACCACGTCAGCGCTGGCCTGCTGCTGATGTCGCGGCAGTTCGCCGGAACGAACGCGCACGCCCAGCAACTGCAGAAAACGCTGATCGGCATCAAGACGCTCGGTGCGGTTGGTGCAGCAGCTGCCGGTGCAGGCTTTCTGGGACTTGGCATTATAGCCAAGATGGTCAAGCCGGCCACGGAGTACGCCCACCAGCTCAACATCATGAACATGGCCGGGCTGAAGCAGAAGGAACTGGCCGACGCCATCGGCGATGCCTGGAAAAACACCGGCACGGTCATCACCACCACGGCAACCGAGAACCTGCGCAGCCTGCTCGACCTGCGCAACGTGCTGGGCAACATGGACGAAGCACGCATGGCGCTGCCCGTCGTCTCGCGCATCCAGGCGGTGCTGGCGTCATCTTCGGAAGGCCAGATCAGCGGAAACTCGAAAGACCTGGCCTACAGCATGGCCAAGGCGCTCGACATCATCGGCGCCGCGCAGAACAAGCAGAGTTTCGAGCGGCAGGCCGAGCTGATGTCCAAGGTCATTATCGCCACCCAAGGCCGCGTTACGCCCGAGGCCTTCAAGTCGACGTTCCAATACGCGCGCCAGGCGAAATACCGGCTTTCGGACGAATTCAAATATGAAATCCTGCCGTCGCTGATCCAGGAAAATGCGGCCGGCGGTGGTGGTGGTGGCGGTTCGCGCGGCGTCGGTCCGATGCTGGCAGCGTTCTACCGGATGACGAACCAGGGGTACATCAACAAGAAGGCACTTCCCGAACTGCAGTCGCTGGGGCTGGTGAACGCGAGAACGGCGCTCAAGACCACGACCGAGGGCACAACCGTAGGCGCCATGACGGGGGCGGACCTCGCAGCATCGAACCCGTTCGCGTGGGTGCAGACCGTGCTGATGCCGGCGTTGCGGCGCAAGTACGGCAACATGAGCAAAGACCAGTTGATGGCGCACGTCGGCGAGATCACGCGCGGTAACCAGCTGGCGGCAAGCCTGATCGGCGAGTTCGCCTACAAGCCGGTCAACTTCCAGCGCGACCAGGCCAACATCCGCGGCACGATGTCGACGGCAGATGCGTACAAGGCCGCGCTGGGGAACGACCCGAATCTGGCCATGAAGGCCCTGTCGTCGCAATGGGAGAACTTCAAGGTGTCGTTCACCATGGGCGTGGTGCCGGTACTGGTGCCGGCGCTCATCAAGCTGTCCAAGTGGTTCATGGCGCTGGGCGACTGGGCGCGTGCGCACCCAACTCTGGCAAAAAACCTTGCCATCGGCTTCACGGCATTGTTCGGCGCGCTGGCGCTTGGCGGTGTTGTTGCAGTGGCCACCGCCGGATTCAAGGCGCTCGGGCTGGCGCTTGCCTTCTCTGCTGTCGGCGGCGTCGGCGGGATTATCGGCATGGCCAAGGCTCTGCCTTTGGTTGCCGCTGGGCTCGGGATCGTGAGCGCGACCGTGTTGAGCATTGCTGCAGGGCTTGCTGCCGCTGGCTTCGCTGGATGGAAGGTGGGCGGTTTTATCAGTGATCACCTCAGCGATGGAACGAAAAACAGCATTGGGCGTGGGGTTGCCAAGACGCTCGCCTTCTTTGGGAACGACGAGGCCCAGGCGGCTGTCGCCGCAGAGGACAAGTACATCCGCAGCCGCAAGCAGGCTGGCGCCGGCAAGCAGGGCGACATCTACATGGACGGCCGTAAAGTCGGCGAGATCGTCAGCGGCCACCAAGCTAAAGCCGCCGCCAAGCCGCAGGCCGGCGCCGCCCGCTTCGATGGCCGCATGACGCCGGCCCACGTCGGCGCAACCGGCAAATATTAAATGAAGCCTGACACCTCGCTCATCCTGGGCGACTTCTTATTCGCCCGGTTCGAGATCCCGGAAAAGATCGGCTTCGGCGGCGACCATAAGCTGGCCGTGCATGAACTGGTCGGCGGCCAGCGCGTCATCGACGCCATGGGACGCAGCGACGCGCCGCTGGAGTGGTCCGGAATCCTCACTGGGCCGACCGCGCTTGAGCGCGCGCGATACCTGGACAATCTCCGGGTGGCGGGAAAGGAACTGCTGCTCACCTGGTCTGAATTCAGCTATTTCGTCATCGTGCAGTCGTTCCGCTGCTCGTTCGAGCGCGCCTACAAGCTGCCGTACACGATCACCTGCATCGTGGTTGAAGACGCCACCAGCCCGGTCAAGACCATCGCGTCTCCCGGCGTGGATGAGGCAATGCGCGACGACATGACCAGCGCGACGACGCTCGGCACAAGCATCGGCGATGTCGAACTGTCCGGACTGCTGGCGACGCTCGACACGGCGATTTCGGCGGTTTCCAGCTTCGCCACGGTGGCGCAGAGCACGATCAACAGCGTATTGCAGCCGCTGGCGGCGGTACAGACCCGCGTCGGCATCCTGCTGGAATCGGTCGGCAACACCGTGACCAACGTCACCACGCTGGGCGGCATTCTGCCGAACAATCCGATCTCCCAGCAGGCCACCAATCTGCTCGGACAGGTCAACGCCATGCAGCAACTGCCGGTGCTGTACAACCTGCGTGCCGTGACCGGCCGCATGGTCGGCAATCTCGGAACGGTCGGCAGCGGGGTCAAAACCCTATCTCTGGCAGGCGGCAACCTGTTCAGCGTGGCGGCGCAGGAATACGGCGATGCCACCGCGTGGACCGGCATCGCCCAGGCCAACAACCTGACCGACCCGCAGCTGGCCGGAGTGAACACGCTGACCATTCCGCCTAACCCGACCACTGGCGGGGTGCTGACCGCATGACGATCAACACCGTCCCGGCGCAATCCGCATCACGCCAGCCACGCGGCATAGTGCGGCTGAACGACACCGTGGCGACCGGCTGGACGTCGTGGGAGGTGGATAGCAACACCTTCTACCAGGCCGACACCTTCCGGGTGGACTTCGCCATATCAGCGCTGCCGGCCGACCGCGACGCCGCATGGTTTGCCGCGCAGCGGGTGGTCATGGTTGAAATCCTCGCCGGCTTTCCGGATGACCCCGAGCGATATGGTATCGCCGACCTCGACAGCCTGATCTACGGCCGGGTGGACGACGTGACGTTCGACCCGGTGGCGCGCACCATCACGCTGTCCGGGCGCGACCTGACATCGCAACTCATCGATGCCAGGACCATCGAGAAGTACCGGAACCTGACCGCCTCTCAGATCGCCGAGAAGATCGCCACGGCGCACGGACTGACGCCGAAAGTGACCGCGACGAAGACCAAGGCCGGCACGTATTACCAGATCGACCACGTGCGGGTGCAGACCGGCGAGCAGAGCGAATGGGACTTGCTGACCTGGCTGGCGCACGAGGAAAACATGCAGGTCTACGTGCAGGGCAAGACGCTGCACTTCGAGCCGTTCGCCAAGCCCAGCGACAATCCGTATCTGCTGAAATGGCAGTCGCCGACCGACGAGCAGGGATTCCCGGTGTTCAATGGCACCAGCCTGATCTTCGCGCGCAACCTGACTCTGGCCAAGGACGTGATCGTCGAGGTGCGCAGCTGGAACGCGAAGAACAAGAAGGGCTTCACCAAGCGCGCGCAGGCGACCCACAACAAGAACACCGTGCTGAGCGGCGCGGCGCAGCCCTACGGCGAGGCTCAAGTTTATTCCTACACTTTCCCTGGCCTGACGTCTGACGCCGCGCTGAAGAAGGCACAGTCGTTGCTGGCGGAGATCACGCAGCACGAAATGGTGCTCGACGCCACGCTGCCCGCCGACAACCTGCTGACCGGGCGCAACGTTATCCAGGTCGTCGGCACCGGCACGGCGTTCGACCAGATTTATTACCCGGACAGCATCCGGCGCGCGATGAGCAGTGATGGCGGCTACACGATGACGGTCCACGCCAAGAACCACAACCCTGAAACGGTGACGTCGATATGATGCAGCGCCTCATGAACAGCATGCGGGCGCAGGCCGAACTTGCCCAGAGCGGGCGCGCGCGGGTGCGTGTCGGGCTGGTCAGCAGCTATGACCCGGCGAATTACTGCGCCAAGGTGCGGCTGATGCCGGAGGACGTGGAAACCGGCTGGCTGCCCGTCACGTCGCCGTGGGCCGGTAACGGCTGGGGCATGTTCGCGCCGCCGACACCAGGCGACATGGTGGAAGTACAGTTCCAGGAAGACAGCATCGAGGCCGGGTTCGTCGTCGGACGTTTCTACAGCGACAGCGACCGCCCGCTGGCGGCGCCGAGCGGTGAATTCTGGCTGGTACATCAATCCGGTTCGCTGCTGAAGTTCCACAACGACGGCACGGTCGAGCTTGTTGCAGCCGGCACACTCACCAGCAGTGCGCCGCAGTGGAACCACACCGGCCCGGTGCACATCACCGGTGACACGACCGTGGATGGGAACATCGTGGCGACCGGCGACATCAGCGACCACACCAGCAAGAGCATGGCCGGCATGCGCACCACCTACAACGGCCACAGCCACCCGGGCGATAGCGGCGGCACAACCGGCACACCGAATCAGGGGATGTGATGAACGACCTCTACCATTACTTCGGAGACGATCTACGGGCCTCGCCAACCGGCGACCTGCAACCCGTCGATTCGACCGTGCTGGGCCAGCAGCGGATCCTGCGCCGCCTATTAACCAACCCTGGCACGTACATCTGGCACCCGGAATACGGCGCCGGACTGCCTGGCTACATCGGCGCGCTGATCGACGTGCCGAAAATCCGCGCGCTGATTCGTGGCCAGATGTTGCTGGAAGACGCGGTGGCGAAGACACCGGAACCGGTGATCGACCTGCAGGTGATCCCGGAAGGGCTCAGCGCTCAAATTCAGTACGTGGACGCGGCGACCAAAACCATGCAGACCCTTTCATTTTCGGTGACTCAGTAAATGGCGATCACAACTCAGGACTTCGTGACCATCGTCCGCAACCAGGTGACCGCCATCCAGGGCGCGGCGAGCTCACTGGTCGACCTGACGGTCGGCTCCATCCTGCGCGCCATGGTCGAGGCGAATGCGGCCGTGGTGCTTTGGCTGCAAGGCTTGATCCTGCAGCTTCTGGCGACCACCCGGGCGGCCACATCAAGCGCTGCCGATCTCGATAGCTGGGTGGCGGATTACGGCGTCATCCGGCTGGCCGGCGTGGCTGCTACCGGGCAGGTGACGTTTTCCCGCTTCACCGCCACGCAGCAGGCCGAGATTCCGGTCGGATCGTCGGTGCAGACGGCCGACGGATCGCAGGTGTTTACCGTGACGGCAGACACGACGAACCCGGCATACAGCGCAACGATCGACAGCTACGTGATCGCCGTCGGCGTGACCAGTGTGAACGTACCTGTGCAGGCGTCGGTGGCTGGCGCCGGCGCCAATGTGTCGATCGGCCAGATCAATACCATCACCCATGCGCTGCCAGGCGTGGATACGGTGAGCAATGCCGCGGCTTTTGTGAACGGAGCCGATGCGGAAAGCGATGCCGCGCTGCGCACCCGCTTCGTCGCCTTCGTCGCCAGCCTGTCGAAAGCCACCAAGGGCGCCATCGGCTACGCCATCACGTCGCTGCAATCAGGGCTCAGCTACTCGCTGACAGAGAACGAGAACTACGCCGGAGCGACCCAGATGGGGTATTTCTTCGTGGTGGTCGACGATGGCACCGGCGTGCCTGGATCGACGCTGCTCTCCACCGTATCGAACGCGATCGACGCCGTGCGGCCGGCGTGCTCTACCTTTGGTGTGTTCGCCCCGGTCGTGGTCACGGCCAACGTGAACCTTACTATCGTAACTGCCGCTGGCTACACACACTCTGCTGAGGTTGCCACCGTCGCCGCGGCGCTGACCAACTACATCAACAGCCTGGCGATGGGGCAGTCGCTGCCGTGGTCGAAACTGGCTCAGATTGCCTACGACGCCTCGCCCGGCGTGACCAACGTCACCGGCGTGACGCTCAACAGCGGCACGGCAGACCTGAGCGCGACGTCGAAGCATGTCATCAAGGCCGGAACCGTGGCGGTGTCGTAATGGCGACCGGAGACCAGAACGACGTACTCCTGCGCCTGAAATCGACGCTTCCGCGCTGGTTCGGCGACAACACACCGATCCTCGACGCGCTGCTGCAAGGTCTGGCGTGGGCCGGCAGCTTCATCCATTCACTCTACGCCTACGCCAAGCTGCAAACGCGCATCAAGACGGCCACCGATGGCTGGCTGGACATAATCTCGGCCGATTTCTTCGGCCCCAATCTGTTGCGCCAGGCCAACCAGTCTGACGCCAGCTTCCGTGCTCGCATCATCATCAACCTGTTCCGCGAGCGCGCGACGCGGGGCGGCATCCTCAAGATTCTGGAAGACCTGACAGGACGCACGCCGGCCGTGTTCGAGCCGATGCGGCCGGCGGACACCGGTGGGTACGGCGAATCGCAATCGCTGGCTTATGGCCTCGCAGGCGGCTATGGATCGATGCTGCTGCCATTCCAGGCATTCGTGACCGCATTCCGCCCGACCGGCTCCGGCATCCCGCTGGTGGGCGGCTACGGGCTGGCTGACTATGGCGCGACCAATGGCGGCCCGGGCGGATATGGCGTGGCATCTGAAATCGAGTATGCGTCGCTGGAGATGATCCAGGGCGCGGTGACGGATGCTGACATTTATGCCGCCATCGACAGCGTGAAGCCGGTCGGCACGATCATCTGGACGCGCATCGAGTCGTAATTTTTCCAACAGGAGCACATCACACATGGATCGTCAGATCATCTACCCGGGAGCCATCCCGCTCGAAACGGACCTGCTGAACACCAATAAGTACGGCATGGTCGGCCTGTCGAAGCTGGCCGCCGCCATCCTCGGCACCAGTACCATGCTGAACGGCCTGGCCTGCGTGCCAGACAGCCCGGCATCGCTGAACGTCAGCGTCGCGGCCGGCGAAATCTACAGCATGCAGAACGTCGACGGCACAGCATATAGCTCGCTGGCCGCCGACACCACACACCAGATCGTGAAGCAGGGCATCCGCATGGACGCCTCGCTACTGTCGTGCCCGGCACCCGGCACGGCTGGTCAGAGCATCAATTATCTGATCCAGGTCACCTATACCGATACCGACACCGATGCGGTGGTGCTGCCGTACTACAACGCCAGCAACCCGGCGCAGGCCTACATCGGACCGGCGAACAGCGGGACCGCGCAGAACACCGTGCGCAAGGGCGTGTGTACGGTGGCAGTGAAGGCTGGCATCGCCGCCGCCACCGGCAGCCAGACCACTCCTGCACCGGATGCAGGCTATGTCGGAGCCTGGGTGGTGACAGTGGCAAACGGCCAGACGACCATCACTGCGCCCAACATCGTGCAATACGCTGGAGCGCCGTTCCTGTCGTCTGCAGGGATTGTCGTAGGAGGCTTCCAGGGCGCAGCGTTCAACACCTCGGCAGCCGGCGGAACGGCAGACGCTCTGACGGGATCTTTCACCCCCGGCATTGCCGCGTTGACGAATGGCATGACCCTGTTTGTTCGCGCTGCCAGCGCCAATGCGACCACCACGCCAACCTTCACACCGAACAGCGGCACCAGCGCGGCCAAGACCATCGTGAAGGGCGCTGGCGCCGCACTGGCTGCTGGCGACATTGCTGGGGCCGGGCACTGGATTGCGCTGCAGTACGACTTGACGCTGGATAAGTGGGTGATGCTGAACCCGGCGTTCGGGGTTAATTCCGTTCCAGTTGGAACAATTATTGACTCTGCCGGGACTTCCGCCCCGTCTGGCTACCTTGTTTGTCCGACCTCGCAAACCAATATTTCCCGCACGACCTACGCTGCCCTGTTCGCTGCAATCGGCACGACGTGGGGCGCAGGAGACGGGAGCACGACGTTCGGGATACCGTGGTTTCCTTCAGATTACGCAAGCGTTCAGGCCAACTCCAACGTTGGCACATCAACGGCGGGCCAGGTTATTGCTCACACTCACGTAGGCACATTGTCAGCACCCTCTCTTGGTGCTGCATCGGGGTCTGCCGTTTATGGGGCTACCGGCGCCACCACGACTGGATCAACGGGTGGCTCTGCCAACTTGGCAGCCGGTGTGCGCGTTTTGAAGTGCATCAAATATTGAGGTGATTCATGAATACCAAAACTGTCTATGTGTATGACCCGGAAACCGGCGAATCTCTCGGTGCCTATAAGGCCCAAGAAAGCCCGCTTGATCCGGGTGTCTATCTGATACCTGAACATTCGTCGGTGGTTGCTCCGCCAGCTGTTCCTGCCGGGTATGTTGCTGTCTTCACTGATGGCGCTTGGGTTGCGGAAGAAGACCATCGCGGCGCAATCGTCTATGACCAGACTACCGGTTCAGCGCAGGAGATCACCGCCATCGGATCAATTCCAGCCGGTTGTGCGTTTACGCCGCCTCCACCGACATTACTACAGGCGCAGTCCGAGCAGATCGCCAAGCTGTCCGCTGCCTGTCAGGCGCAGATTTACGCTGGCTTCCAGTCGTCCGCTCTTGGCGCGGCGCACACCTACCCGGCCAAGGACAAGGATCAAGCGAACCTGTCCGGCTCGGTTGTCGCGTCCCTGCTGCCCAACCTGCCGGCCAACTGGACGACGCCGTTCTGGTGTGAGGACGGCAACGGCGCATGGGCCTTCGTTCCGCACACCGCCGCGCAGATTCAGCAGGTCGGCTCCGACGGCAAGGACGCCATCGTGGCCGCGCTGGGGAAGAACGCAAACCTCGCCGCGCAGGTGATGGCGGCGTCGGATGTGGAAGCTGTTCTGGCTATCGTCTGGTAGCCACCACATTATTTCACCCAACCAGAAGGCCGCCTCGTGCGGCCTTCGTCATTTCTGAGGCCTGCAAAATGGACTTCATCCTTCCTTTTTTCACCGCCGCCGCTGATCGCATCCGCGGCGGCTGGCTGAGCGATCACGGCATCAAAATCCCGTCGAAGCTGGAAACCCTGCTGCATGGCTGGACGATCGCACTGTGCTTCGGCCACGGATTCGACATGGTCGGCGTGTGGCTGGCGATTGCCCTTGTCTTCGGCGAGACGTTCGGCTGGGGGCACCCGCTCGGCTGGGCGCTATCCGGTGTTGAAACTGGAGAGCCTGAAAGCTACGAGGTCGGGCGCATCGCTGACAACCCGTGGGTATCGCTCACCGTGCGCGGCCTGCTGTGGGCTATTCCTGCCGCCCCTGTTGCCTGGATTTACGACCCGCACATCTGGAACCTGTTCTGGATCATGCCGCTGACGATGGTTGCGGCGCCGTGGATTGCCGTGCAGACCAAGCGCGTGTCCGAGCGGTGGTTCGATGGGTTGTGGCCGGCGCAGGAGGTCTATCGAGGGCTGCTTACCGGCATGCTGGTGGTGGGGGTGGTGCGTGCGTTTTGATTTAACGGAGGGGCGCATGCCCGAGAAAGACATCGAACAACTGGCTGACGCGATCATCCAGAAAATGAAAGCCGAGCATCACGTGTTCTGGGTTGACCCGGAAACGCACGCCGAGCAACACGGGTTCCTCGCGCTTTTGATGGCAGAGCGCGAGGAAAAGATAGCCCGGCGAAAACGCATCGAAGAGAAGATCGCCGGTTCGCTGATTTTGTCGGCAGTGCTTATTTTGGTTGGATTCATCGGCGCCGGCGCAATGACTTGGATGCGAAAGAATCTGTGAAGGAGTTGGCGATGATGCTGAATTTTTTTCATGTCGATACGCGCGGCAAACAGTCCAGGACGTTGGCCTTTGTGTCCGTGTCATGGGCGGCACTGACCGTCAAGTTCATCGCCGCCGGGATCAATGTAGGCGATGTTTCCATCGCTCCGATGACCGCGACGGAATACGGGCTTGCTGTGGCTGCTGTGCTGGCGATTTGGCTGGGCAGGGAGATCACGGATAAGGGGAAACCGCAATGATCACCCTCGAACAGCTAAAAAAGATCATCCCATACGCCGGCCACAGAGCCGGCGTTTTTTTGGGGCCACTGAACGATGCCATGGCCGAGTACGGCATCGACACGCCGGTTCGTCAGGCAGCTTTTCTGGCACAGGTCGCGCACGAATCCGGCAGCCTGCGCTATGTCGAGGAGATCGCCTCCGGGCGGGCCTACGAAGGGCGCGCCGACCTCGGCAACGTGCAGCCTGGGGACGGCGTCAAGTTCAAGGGGCGCGGCCTGATTCAGATCACCGGTCGGGCCAACTACCGCGCCTGCTCGGTGGCGCTTTTCCGCGACACGCGCCTGCTCGATAAGCCGGAACTGCTCGAAGATGTATTGGCAGCCTGCCGCTCGGCCGCGTGGTTCTGGACGAGCCGCAGGCTCAACCTGCTCGCCGATCAGGGTAACGCGGTTGCATTCCGTAAGATCACCCGAACGATCAACGGCGGTTTCAATGGCCTGGCCGACAGGATCGCATATTACGAACGCGCGAAGGAGGTGCTCGCATGCTGACGAACCTGATCCCCGCCCCATACCGCTGGGTCGCATGGCTGGTGCTGGCCGCCGTCATTGCCGGCGTCGGCGCATGGGGTGGACACAAGGCCACGGCTGCCTATTACCAGCCGAAGGTGGCCAAGGCCGAAGCCAGAGCCGCCGAATTCGAGTCGGCCTATGGCTCGCTGGCCAGTGCAGTCCAGAACCAAAACGACGCCATCAACCGGCTGCAGGCCGACGCCAAGGCGCGCGAGGTGAAGGCGGCCAAGGCGCTCGCACAGGCACGCGCTGCGGCATCAGCCAACCGTGACAAGGCGTCCGCGATCATGGGACTCAAGCTGCCGTCCGGCGCCGACGAGTGCAGCGCCGCGCGCGACGACTTCGACGCAGAACTCAGACTGGAACGGCTGAAATGATCCGGGTTTCGTGCCGCTCTGAGATTGCTTTCAGGAAGTTGCTGGATTGCAACGAGGAAGACGACGCCATTCGCATAGCCAAGGAACGGATGCGCGCCGCCGCCATTCAGATCGCATCCGACCTGGTTGATGACGGGTACAGCGTCGAGCTGGATGTGAATTACCTAGTGGCCTACGAGGAGCCAAAATGAAACCAGCGATATTGCTTGCGGTGCTGTTGCTGACCGGCTGCGCAGGGATGCTGCCGGCGCCCAAGGTGGTCGAGGTGAAGGTGCCGGTACTGGTGCCGTGCAAGGTTGCACCACCTGAGCGCCCACTGTTCGCTGTCGATGGTCTTCCCATCGGATCGGACATCTGGGAACAGATGAAAGCCCTCCGCGCCGAGCGCCAGCAGCGCATTGGCTATGAGGTCGAGCTTGAGGCTGTGGTGAAGGCGTGCCAGTAATGGGCGCGCTGTCTCCTGTTCTCCGCAATGTCGAAGGTGACGGCCTGATGTTCTGGTGCCCGGGCTGCGATGGCGCGCACATGATCCGCCACGGAGACGGTCCGAGGCCGAGCTGGTCGTGGAATGGCAACGCCGAGAAGCCGACGTTCTCGCCGTCCATCCTGGTGCGCGCCACCGAGCTGACTGAAAAAGGACGGGCTGCCCTTGATGCTTGGCGCGCGGCCGGCTGCCCGAGGACGGGTGAAGCGTTCGAAACCGTGCCGACGGTATGCCATTCCTTCGTGATCGACGGCCGCATCCAGTTCCTGGGCGACTGCACGCATGCCCTTGCCGGGCAAACGGTCGATCTTCCGGAGTGGGATGATAGTGAGTGAAGCTGGTACATCTTACAAAAAACGCCCGCCATCTTACAAAGTTAGCGGGCGCTATCGTCAAACACTAGAATAGATGGGGTGGACGATGGGACTCGAACCCACGACAACAGGAATCACAATCACCGCCACATTCCAATGAAATCAATATGATGCGCGTTTTATTTGTAAGATGATGCCACTCTGCAGGCCTTTATCCATGCGGGCCTCAGTTTCGATCTTACAGAATTATTCGACCGCCTTTGACCGTTTGAACGCCCGCCTGTCGTAAACCTTCTGCACCATCGCATCGCCGTCGTGTCCGGACAGATCCTGCGCCTTTCGGCCATCCTCGACCATCCTGGTTATTCCCTTCGCGCGCAGGTCGTGAAAGTGGAAGCGCTCGCCGCCTTCATTGACCCATGCCGTCATCGCGCGGCCCCACAATGCTTTGAAGCCTGAATCAGTGTAGGGCTGGCCGGCGCGGTTGCAGATCAGGAATAGGCCACGCACCGGGCGGGGCAGTGCGCGAATCTCGGCGACGCACTCGCGCAGCTTCGGCGTCCATTCAATCAGCACCTTCGCGCCGGTCTTGCCCTGCTGGATCAGGATACCTTCGTCAGTGATGCGGTCGAGGCGCAGCGTCAGGAGGTCGCCGCGGCGCTGCACTGTCAGGTATGCAAGCCATGCCGTCAGCGCAAGCAGAGTGCCAGTCTCGCTGCCTGCCGTGTGGGCGATGAATCCGCACAGTTCGCGATCTGTCACAAGCCGATCGCGCGGCGTCTCGGTGTTCCTGGCGACCCCCCGGCATGGGTTGGCGTCCACTATCCCCCAGCGCATCGCCATGCTGTAGATGTGCGACAGCATGGCCTTTTCACGATTGGCCCGGACGGGCGCGGTCTCTCCGCGCAGGTCGAGGTACTTGGCGACGTGCACAGGTCGGATGTCGGCCGGACGCATCTTGCCGAATACCGACTTGAGGCGGGGCGCGCTGGCCTGTTCGTCCTTGTGGGTGGCAGGCGCCTTCTTCGGGCTGACCTCGCGCATGTAGCGGTCGATCAACTCTGCAATGCTGCCGGCGACGGGCTTGCCGGCCTCAAGGTCCAGCAGCTTGCGCTTGGCCTCGATCAGATCGTGCCCTAGGTTGATGCGCTGGTTCGCCGCCGTGATGGTGTAGTAGGTCGTGCGCCGCTTGCCCCGGTACGCGTACATTCGCGGGGGGAGGATGTCGGATGATTTTCTGCGGCCAGCCATCATGTCAGTTTACGCCGCCCTGCCAATGGCTGAAAAGTCAGGTTCGGATTGACGGGGTTCAGCCGCGCCGACCGGGATGCCGAGGCGCATTTCGGCGTACCGGCGCAGCACTTTCACCCGCCCGAACGCGGAAACCTCATACACCCAGCCGCGCGCGTCCAGCCACTCGCGCTGCTTGCTTGGCAGCGAGTAGCCGGTGAGGTCGGCGAGTTCTTCAGGTGTCAGGAACATGGTCAGAATGGAATATCGTCGTCCATGTCGTCGAAGCCGCTGGTACCGCCGCCACCCGACGGCCGCTGCGCTGGAGCCGGCCGACTTGCCGGGCGCTGCTCATAGCCGCCGGCGTCGCCACCGGCCGACCGCTCTCCGCTGCCGAGCATCTGCATCCGGTCGCCCCGGATCTCGGTGACGAATTTCTCGACGCCCTCCTTGTCCGTGTATTTCCGGGTGCGGATGCTGCCCTCGATGTAGACCTGGCTGCCCTTCTTCAAGTACTGGCCGCACACTTCTGCGGTGCGCCCGAAGAAGCTGACGCGGTGCCATTCGGTCTGCTCGACCATCTGGCCGGTCTTGTCCTTGTATTTGTCGGTTGTGGCCACGGCCAGATTGGCGACGGCCTCCCCGCTCGGCAGATAGCGCATCTCGGGGTCGCGCCCGAGGTTGCCGACAATGATTACTTTATTCACTGATGCCACGTCATTACTCCTTTGGCGCCGGCAGCATCTTGGCCGCCTGCGCATGCTCTAAAAATGTCTTCCCGCTTGGCAGCATCAGCTGGCCAAGGAACGCACCCTCGAACGTCAGGATGCCCGTCTCGATCGCCGTCACCTGACCCTTGATCCAGTCGCGCAGGATTGAGTAGACCGCCGTGCTGGCAATCTCCATGGCCTTGCGCTCGTGGTCGGTTTTCGTTGCCCTGGTCCGGTTGGTATACGGGTGCTCTTTGAGCCACGCCGTGGCATAGCCGCGGATCGACGCGCGCACGCTCACCGGCTGGCCGCGAAATTCGAACTGCACCATGATTTCCTGCGCGCCGTCGTCGGTCATGCTGCCGAACTTGGAGCAACCGAAGCCGCGCAGCAGCTTTTGGATTTCACCCAAGGCACGTTCGCCGCTGGTGCTGTTTTCGTATGGCAGTGGCATTAAGCCTTCCCTCCGAATAGATCGCCCTGAGCGGGCTCAATGCGCAGAGCCGCCGCCCGGCGTCGGCATTGAGCGGCCCACTCCAGGAGCCTGAAGCTCCAGATTCGGTGCCGGGCGGTGAAGTGCCTGGACTGCGCGAGATAGACCCGGGCAGCGTGGATGAGGGCGGCGCGGTCGGCGGGGGTCACGGCGTCACCTCATCCAGCTTGATGCGGATGCACGCGGCCTTTCCGTTTTTCGCTCCGTAGCATTTCCGCCAAGCGTCGGTCTTGGTCGGTTCATTGCTGGCCTCGAAGCCGACCACAATCCCTGTTAGGGGCTTGCCCCCACTGTGCGGCCATTGCTGCGGCAACACCCTCAAACGTCCTGCTTCGTTCCTTCCACCTGTTCGGGCCAGGTGGCATTTTGTGAACCCGCGCCTCACGCCCTTCCACAATGTTTGTCGGGGTCAACTTCGGCAGTCCCTTCAGCCAAAGGCAGGTCGCCTTCGTTTCGCCGTGGCCGTGCTGCCACGGCTGGATGATCTGGTCAGGTTTCCTGATCTTGCTGCTGATAACGCTTATCGGATTCTCTATTGCGATCCTATCGACAGGCGCATCCATAAGCAGTCGAACAAAATCCAAAGCACGCTGCTGGCGTCCGTCTGCAATCTTCTCGGCAAAATGGCGAGCGCCGCTTACGGCCAAGTCTGTGCATGGCGGGTGGGCAATCATCAAATCCCATTTCCCGCTGTGCATGAACCACTCAACCGTTCCTTGGTAATGGTGTTCGCTGTTGTCCTCGCTCGGCAGCAGGTCGCAACTCCAGGCGTCATGCCCCATGTTGCGGAATGCCTGCCGAACCCTGCCGCTGTACTCACATGCCACTAAAACCCGCATTCTTTATCTCCCATGTTTCGCCCCTAACACGGCGGTCAACAGCGACCGCTTTCAGCGGCGCGTTACCTTAGTTGTTCGACGGTGCCGGATGCCGTAGCCCTTGCTGATGACGGCGGGCCTTCCGATGGAGCACGTCCTCTCGTTCCAGCGCGGGCCATAGAGCCGATATTCCGTGTCCTTGGTGCCATCACAGGAGAGTCTGAGCAGCAGCTCGGCGACTTGAAGCCGCTCGATCAGCGTGCCCAGATGGGGCGCTTTCTCCCTGGCAACGTTAGCGCGGAAGATCAGTACAACGATCTCGACGCATTCGTCACGAAGCTTTCCGCCAATGCTCGCCTTGAAGTCACGGGGCATGTTTTTGGCGAGGTCTGTGATGACGTCGAGAAGGTCGTAGGAGACCTTGTAAATCGGCAGATTGGTGTGGAGTGCCATGCTGATTGAAATGACTAAATTATTGAATTTCTAATCTGCGGACGGCGCGGGCGCGGCGCTCGGCGCTCTTGTCGCTGTAGCTCTGGTAGCCGTTGCCGAAGTACTGAAGCCAGGCGTAGTGAGAGTACGAGGCGTGCTGCTCGCTCGACCAGCACCACGCCGCCTCGAACTGTTCTTTGCAGTTGGCATATAGCAGTGCCTGTTCGCGGCGCGTGGGCAGCTCGCCACCGACTC